AGTTGACTGGTCTGACGTTCGTCGACGCCGAGATCACCGTATAGGTTGCAGACAGGTTTTTGATAGTCACGGTCCGACCGATGTAAGCAGAGCCGCTAGGCAACGTCACGGAGACGTTGGCAGCGGAACCGTTACACACCACATAGTTCTCATCATCGCCCAGCGTGAAACTGGCAGTTTCAGTAACTGGGGCGTTGAGATAGAACGCTGTGAGCGCAGGGTCAGAGTACGCAACACCTACAGGCTTATTGTTAGCCATTAGCGACTCCGGTTATTACTTCAGGAACGCAGACCAAGCAGCATCACCAGTCTTGACCAGTCGGTAGGTATGCGCGCCAAAACGCGGAACCGTGACCGAACCGTAGACAGTAATGCCAGTCCCGGCAGTGACAGGAACAGTCGACGACGAGCCCGTGTTGTTATTGTTGGTGATCGTCAGTTCAAACGACGAGCCAACTTTAGCACTCGGGACCGCGGCGTCAAGCTGCGCTGCGGTCGCAAGCGTAACCGTCAGCGTTGCATCGCTAGCCTTCTGGCAAACAACCAGACCGATCGCCATTTGAGCGCCGGTCAGAGTTGTGTCGCCAGTCAGCGTCGCGGGGATGGTTTGTACGCCCATGACGGCTTCGTCGAGATTACCGTCACCGACTTGATAGCCACCAGCACCATTAGGAAGAGCCATGATTTAATCCTTTCAAATTAAATAGAAACGAGGCTAGTAGATCCCTACTAGCCTCGTATTAGACGTTAGCCCCAGAGGCGTACGCCCATTTGCGGACGGATGACCGAGAAGCCGTAGAGCACGTCAATACGGCAGGGCAGACGGTCATTGTTGATGTCGTATTGACGAACAATACGCATCGAGATGCCGTTATGCACCTGGCGCGAGGCCATGTCTACGCCTTGCGGCATCAGCAGGTCAGCGGTCGCAAACGTGATCGCATCTTTGTGATAGATCAGGTTTTGCGGGTACTGAGTGCTGGCGCTACCCAAGAAGGTCACCACAGCGCTGGCTTGCGGGAACGCATCGATCGTCGCAAGCGCATGGCCGGAGGTGTACATCGCGGGGCTGACGCTGACGGTGTACGCGCCGCCGGTGGCGGTTGCGTCCGCAGTGGCCACAAACTGTTGCAGGCTGCCGGTCGACTCACGAGTCTGCGGGTTGACAGCGTAGACGTTGGCAACGGTGAACACGTCACCTTGCTTGATCGTCTGCGTGCCAGTGCCCGTGATCAGAATCGTGGTCGAGCCTTGAGCCGTCACAGCGCTGGTCACCGTGTGCGAACCCGTGCGGGTGCCGGTGGTGTGCTGCTTGATCGACTGCGACATGCTGATCTCTTCAAAGCCCAGCACACCCTCGCCCATCAGGCCATTCTTGAACTGACGGCTGATGGTGTTGGTGGGGTTGAACAGACCCTTCATGCCTTCGACGAGGCCAGCGTTCGCAGCCGGGTTGACGGTGGCATAGCGGGGAGCCATGACCGCAGCGGCTTCGTTCAGCTTCTGTTGGCTTTGCAGCAGCACCAAGCTGGTTCCGGGCGTGGTGCCTGGGGTGCCAACCGACTGGTAGATGCTCTTGAAGCTGTTGGCAACGTCAGCGTCGATGCTAGAGGCAAGCTGACTAATACGAGGCTTCAGCACACGCTCTGCGAAGTCATCGAGCTGCATGGTCAGCTCAGCGGTCGTGAAGTTCACGCCGATGTGCTTTTGGCTCGAAACAGTCAGAGTGGTGAACTGCTCGTTGTCGTCTTGAACTTGCAGCGCAGCACCGTCGGTCACCAGTGCGCGGTCCGGCAGACGGATACGCAGCGTGGAGCCGATTTTTGCGCCTTGGACAGCAAAGCTGTCGTCGTACTGACGGTTGACCGTCCGGGTGATCACCAAGGAGTTTTCCAAAATCTCCAAAGCCTTGCGTGTGATCATGTCAATCGTTAAAATACTATTAGCCATTTTTGCCTTCCATGAAAAATTGTGGTACTATTCTTATGTAGTTATCAACAGGAAAAAACATGATTACGTTTAAATTTGACGGCATTGACTACCGCGTTTTTAACGCAACTTACGCTGTATCCCGTTGCGGGAAAGTTCTTAGAAAGCTCCAGCCGTTCATACCGCGTTGCAGGCCTGACGGCTACTTGTGTTGCGGGCATGATCTTGTTCATCGCATGGTCATGTTGACGTGGAGCGGTCAAGACATATCGCGCCGCCACATCCATCACATTAACGAAGACAAAACCGACAATCGGCTGGAGAACCTTGAGTGCCTTACTTATCACGAACATATGGGCGAACGCCACAAAGAAGCGCGCGCTGTTGCAGGGAAATACGAAAGAACCCCTGAAATTCGCGAAAAAATTCGGCAAAGCAAACTTGGAAAAAAGGCATCCGCTGAAACGCGCGCAAAAATAAGCGCGGCTCACATTGGTAAAAAACGTCCGTTTTTCAAGCGTGCATCGCCGTCCGAAGCGACGCGGCAACTCCGCAGCGCCCAGCATCATTTCAACACAACGTGCCGGATCGACGGAGTCGAATACCGGTCGTTTGCTGAAGCAAGCCGAATTCTGGGAATTAAATCGCATACGCTTAGGCACCGTTGTCTTTCTAAGAACTTTCCCAACTACCAAATAGTCAATTAAGAACGTCCGTGTTTCGCTTCCCACGCCTTGATCTGTCGTTGCCGCTCGGCTGCGATCCACTCGCTCGTGCTCATTGCTTTGATTGAGCGCGGGTCTGTGGTGTCGTAAGCCGGTGCGCCGGAGGCGCGTGCTGCAACAGGCTGAATCGGCGCTGGAGCGCTGGATGGTTTTTTGGTGGGCGGACTGGCGGCCACTTTGGCCTCAATCTTCCCAATCTCTTTGGCCTGCAAGAACGGCGATAGACGCGAGATACGATCAGCTTCTTTTGGATTGGACCCGAGAAAATACGCAATGTCGGGGCCGATCTCTGACGCCTGAATTGTTTGAGCCATCACGGTCGAGATTTTCAGACTCGGGTTGTAGGCGACTTGCTCGAAGTCGTCATACTTATCCCGTGCCTGTTCTTCTTTCTCGTGGTACGACTCAACCACTGCTGCTTGCTGACGCTCCAGTTCCCGTTGCTGGAGAAGCTGTTCGGCTTTCTGCGTGGCCAATGCTTCGGCGTACGCTTCGACCGACTCAAACTTATCCTGCGACACAGGTTCTGCGGGCGCTGCTGGCGCCTTCGGACGCTCACGTTCCCAAGACCTACGCTCTCTTGCGAGACGCTTGCCAATCATCGAGTCCACTTCTTCTTGAGTGAACGTTTTGATTGTAGTTTGTTGCTCTTCCGCCGATACTGCTACAGGTTCAGGCGCGGGCGTCGCTACCTGTTCCGGCGCGGTTGGCTCCGCTACAACTTCAGTGTTTTCCATGATTACTCTGGCGAGTGCCTGGTGGACCGCACCAGTACGGTTATTTATACAGTAGTTTCAGGAGGTGTCAAGTTACTTTGTTGCTGAACCTGCTCACGCAGCTTTTGCCACAGCGCGACCGACATCTCCAACGGCAGTTTGCCCAGCCCCATCGCAATGATGTTCGCTTCCTCTACCGTGATCTTGATGGTGAACTCTTGCATCTCAGGCAGCCCAGGGTAGCGCCGGAGCCACAATCGGAGGATTCTTCTGGTTCTCAATCTGCTGAGCCACCGCAGCTTCAGTGGCGTCCTTGTCTACGCCATTCGCCCAGATCCAACCGAGGACTTGCTCTTGGGTCAGGCTGGCGTAAGGGGTAAAGGACTCAGGATCAGGAGAAGGCAGCGAGCAGGTCGCATAGACGGATGCTGAGTAGCCGTCTACGGTGTCCGAGCACTGCCAGTGAGCGACGATGCAGACATCAGACAGATCGCCTTCTGAAACTTTGCAGTCAAGCTGGGAAATGTTCCAGTTCATTATTTGGCCTCCAGAGCGGCGATCTTGGCTTCAAGCGTTTCAATACGGGCCATTGCTTCTTGCAGGGCTTTGATAGCTGCAAAGGTCAGGTCTTTGTTGTAGATCGTCTTAAGCGGCACACCATCTTCCGGCGTGTCACCAAAACCATCAGTGTCTACAAACTCCGGCGCAACGGCTTCGACCTGTTGAGCAATCACACCGACGTTGAGATCGTCGTGCGTCTGGTCTTTGTACTTGTAGCTGACAATCTCCAGCCCAGCAATCTTGCTCCAGTAGGAGCCAAGCGGGTTGATATCGGTCTTGGTGCGAGCGTCAGACAGATCTACATTGTTTGACTGGTAGTTAGCAAGACCACCGTTGGAGCGGATTTCTGCTCTTAACGTGCCAAGTGCCGCCCCTGCTGTGCATTGGAAAAATGGACTCCCAGTGCTATTTGCATCAGTTATATGCCCAAACTGAATTCCATAAGGAGTCGCGTTTGTATTTACAAAATATCCAATCCAATCAGATGCAGTTTGCCTTAATTCGTGATATGCACCAGCCGCATTTTGATAAGTACCAGCATTACTCGCCTTAAAGTACCCACCGCTGGTGATACGGGCGCGTTCGGTGTTGTTGGTTCCAAAAATAGTGTTTGAAGAACTGTCTACCTCAAAATAATTGTTGGCAGCAACACTTCCGTGCCGCATTGACAGTTTGGCGTTTGAAGCGGTTGTTGGCTGAATAAGCGTTTCACCAGCAACATGAAGTTTTTGTGCTGGCGAACTCGTCCCAATACCCAGACCTGTGCTGGTCAGGCGCATTTGTTCGGAGGTGCTGATATTGAAAATATGCTGTGCGCCCGCCTCCCAGCCCATTGAAGTGGAGTTTCCGACCTTCCCGTAGCCGCTGGCGCTAGTGTCGACATGGATGACGCTAGTGCTAGTGGAAGTGGCAATTACACGATTCCCCGAGGATGTCCCGGTTGTTGCAAAGTTCGTCCCATCAAACGTCAGCGCAGAGCCAGTGGTCAGGACTTTGGAGGCGTTGAGGTAGGGAACGCCGTTGGCGGTGCCTGCCGATAGCGTAAGTGCCGCCGAGAACGCAATGTCCCTCGGCACAACGTATGTGTCGCCCGTCTGTGCAGCTTGGATCTGGGGGACTGCTGTGTTGAGAAGAAGAACCTCGTATGCGGCCACGGCTTAACTCCTAAATCGGGTTGTACTCTGTGCCATTGCTGGTCAGCACAGTTTCGACGACATAGTAAGCTGTGCCATTGCTTGCCAGCACAACTTCATCCACTACATACGCCGTACCATCACTGGTCAATACCGTCCACGGCGGGCCTGGGTTGGGCGACGCAAAGTCCGTCGCCAACGTAGCGACGGTCCCAAGCCCCAGGCTCAGGCCATTACGGACGGGTATGCCAAAGCTCATCGGATGTTGATGGGTTTAGCGTAGAGGGTGCCAGCGCTGCCAATCTGGATCGCACTGACCCGCCACGGAGCGCCCGTACCCTGCGGCACAATAAACGGGATTGGCGTATTGGCAGGAATGGGCGTCGAACTGGTGGTAGCCGTCACACCTTCGCCTATTACGACGTAGGCGGCAGTCGTTGACCAGACCACCACGCCTTGCGGGCCTGACGGCCAGGCGGTCGTTGACCCCGCTGTGCCCGTGTAAGACGCCGTATAGGCGGGATAATTGGCATCAGCAAGAGGATTTAGCAGTTCCATAACGCGCCCTTACGCAAGGAATTTCAGTTTATAGAGCGTCGATAGATACTGCCCGACGATCTCATCAATGATGTTCTGAAGCGGCGTGTCGTCCTTCTCACACACCTTGTACCGCATCTCTTCGATGTCCGCAAGCGAGTCTTTGAGAAACTCAATGACGTCTGTCGTCTTCTTGGCTGACATCAGCGTGATTGGCCCAATCAGCCCGTGCCGGCCTTGGTACGCTTCGGCAAACTTGTCGGCAAGGTCAACGATGTTGTCGTAAAACTCGTTCAGCGCAACGTGCTTGGCGTACGACCTCGTATTCAAATGTACGCTATGCGTCACGTCTCGCGCTAGGAACAAGGTGCCGATAAAGTCTGCGCAGCTCATTGTGTCATACCCATTTGTTGAGCGACCACCATATCGCCAGCCGTCATGACATCTTTCAGCGTCTGCATGACAACATCTTGAACTTGGTCAGGCGTCATACCTGCTTGCACGGCTTGAATACGCTTGGTTTCCGCATTGTACTCGTCAATGCGCAATTTCTGCGCTTCCATCGACTTGCCGACGTTTTGGAGCATGTTGTACATCTGCTCCATCTGCTGCTGCATAGCTTGGATTTGCTGATTGGCCGCTTGCAGCGCAGGATCGTCGTCTTCTTGCAGCAGCTTGGGGTCGATCATCTTCTTTAAGCGCTGCGCCATCTCTTGTGCGCCTGGCCAATCCATGTTTTTGACAAACAGATCGCCAGCCGCCGCCCACAGGTTTGGATTGCCTTGCAAAATCTGGCTCATCGCGTCCATCGACTCCTGACGCTTGGTCAGGTAGCTCGGGCCGGTGGTGACCTTGACGTCGTACTTGCCAACGCCAGGGTTGTAGATCTTCGCAACCACCACGCCTTGCTCGTTCACCATCTTTCGCACGGGTTCCGGCTGGTTGGGGTCAAGTCTGACCATTTTCGACTCACCGTCAACCCCGATCACCCGCGCGATACGCTGCGTGTCATAGATTTTGGGGATTAGATCGACCAGTTGCCGCCCAACGTGACGGATCGCCCGCGCCAGATTGTCGACGTAGTGGTACGTACCGACGTCGCCCTCGCGCTGACGGGCCAAAATAGCCCTTCCAGACCGCTCATTTGACGTCATTCCGAGGCTGGCGTTGTACTGCCCTGTAGCCGCTTTGATGTCCTCAGAAGCCCCCATTTTGGCCTGAATCAAGCCAGTTTGGGCCATCGGAGGCTGCGCCCGCTGCGGTAACGGCAGGATATTGCCCGCTCCGTCGGTCACATCAGGGTTGACCTCAAGATAGGGGTAGTTCTGCGTGTTGGCAGTCTTCCACTTCTCTTCGTAACCCTCAAACTGACCGCCGTAGCCGATAAACGGTGCTTTTGGGGCCAGCGCCAGCATCTCCGCCTCTTGGCTTA